TGCTGAGTATCCAGATGAAGTTGCAACAGACCTTTACTTACTCATGGCAAAAGACAGCTATGCTACTCTCCAGAAGGCTTGCAAAGACCAGCTTAAGTATGTTGAGGACTTTGTGCGCAAAGGATATGTAGGTCATTTAGCTGGTGTTCCTATTTTCGTTTCTAAGGCAGTTGCTGATGGTAAAGCTTATCTCGCTTCTAAGGACGCTATCACATGCTTCATGAAGAAGGGTGTTGAAGTTGAACAGGAAAGAGACGCTAACACAAGAAAGAACGATATCTACGGCAGAAATGTTAAGGTTATCGCATTAACAGACGCTACAAAAGTATTCAAACTTGCGTAGTCTAATTAAGAAAGCAAGGGAGGAATTAAAATATGCTTACAGACATTAAAACCTTGCTTGGTTTAAAAGATAACTCACAAGATGGGTTTATTCAGTTATTGATTAACTTGGCAACAGATGATGCAATGAATAAGACAGGGTGTAAGAATAAACAGGACTTGCGCTCTGTCATTATTGAAATGACAATCTACAAGTTCAATAGGGCAGGAACAGAAGGTTTAAGCGCAGAAACTTATTCTGGTATTTCCTATACATATACTTCAGATTATCCAGACTATATTTTAAGCGCATTGGATACTATTAAGAAATCGCAAAAAGGAAAAGGCGGATTTAAAATACTATGGTAATCAATAGAGGTATGCGCCAAGCGCAAGTTCTGATGCTTGGCGAAGATGACGAGTATGGGCAGCCGCAAATAGTTGAGGCGCCTTTACCTTCTATTACTCTCTCTTTTGGACTTTATACGCATTCTCCAGTAGAAGACCCAAGATATCAAGATGTTGAATACACTGGTCTAACCACTCATGAAGTCAATGATAAGATGGTTCTCCAAATAGGAGATGAACGATACAAAGTTCTTTTTGTTAATCCTTTTGGAAGAATAAATCAAGTCTTTTTAAAATCAATTTAATAACATGTTAGGGAAATAGCGACTCAATGATTAAAGGACTTGATACTTTATATGTGAAATTAGACAAGTTATCCAAAGCTGATACAGAGGCTGCTATGGCAGATGCTTGTATGATGGTTGAAAGAACTGCTAAGGACTTATGTCCAGTAGATATAGGAACTTTAAGAGACTCTATAACTTCAGAATGAAACGCGAAAGAGGGCAGAGTAGGAACCAATCTTTACTATGCGCCTTATGTTCACCAAGGAACTGGTATCTATGCCGTAAATGGCGATGGCCGCAAAGATGTTCCTTGGAGATACCAAGACGCAGAAGGTAATTGGCATTCTACTGTTGGCCAACACCCGCAACCTTTCCTTACAGATGCTTTTGACCAGCACAAGGAAGAAATAACTGAAATCTTTAAGAAGAAATTAAAGGAGGCCGCCAAGTAATGTTAGATTATTCACCAACTTTAGTTAGTGAATTGAAGACTATTGGTCTCCCAGTTCACTACGAATTATTCTTAACAAAAGATACCGCAGTTCCTTGTATTTCATACCAACAGTCAAACAATACAACTTTGGCTGATGGAGATACATTAGGTTACTCTACAGTATCTTATAGAATAAAGATTTGAGCTAAGACTGAAAAGGAAATAGCTCAGTATTCATTACAAATTGATAGCCTTATGCGCAGACTGGGTTTTGAGCGTATTAACGCTAATACACTCTGGGCTGGTGGGATAGGTCAAAACCTACTTACCTATCGCGCTCTTGGCTTGGAAAGATATTAAACGGAGGTAAAAGATTATGGCAACAGCACATGCTGGTATTTTATCTAAGGACGTTGAGTTTTATCTTGACGGTACTAAAGTAGAAAACTTACAGGAATTCCCTGATTTAGGTGGCGCCGCAGACCAAGTTGATGTTACAACACTTGCAGACGGTAATTACCATTACATTAATGGAATTAAAGACTTCGGTTCTCTTGAGTTCACATTCCTTTATGACAATAGCGCAGCTACTTCTAACTATAGAGTTCTTCGCGCAGCAGAGGAAGATGGACTTACTCATGAATGCAAAGTTAAGTTCCCAGATGCTACAGAGTTTGCTTTCAGTGGCCAGATTAGCACAGCTATTACTGGTGCTGGCGTAAACGCTGCATTACAGTTCACAGCTACAGTTAACCTTAATAGTGATATTTCAGTTACTGACCCAGCTGGAGAATAGTTTTAAAACAACGCTTAGGGCGGGCAAACGCTCGCCCTTTATTTTTTTGATTTAGGAGGAAGATAAATTATGTTATTTCATTCATTTACTATTGGCGGTAAAGATTACAAAGGCCGTCTTAGCGCAAAGACATGCGTAGAATTAGAAAAGAAACTTGGAACTAACCCTTTAAATGTTTTTATGGCAATCGCGCAGAAGGGCGAGATGCCTAACCTTGAGGTTCTTATTACAATCCTTCATGCTTCTCTTACTCAGTTCAATCATGGTATTAAGTTAGAAGATACTTATGCTATTTATGATGAGTTTGTTGATGAAGGACATAGCTTAATGGACTTAGTTCCTATTCTATTGGATATCTTTAAGGTTTCTGGTCTTATTCCAGAAGATGAAGGTGAAGACGCAAAAAACGCATAAGCGGAGAGACCGATAAGGACTTTCCGAAAACCTTAAAAGAACTATTTGAGCGTTTATTGCCGATTTCTCTTAAAGCGGGTTTATCAATCTTTGAGTTTTGAGATTTAACTTTGGCAGAACTCACTATAGTTCTCAACAACTATAAAGATGAACAAGAACAGAAGGCTAAAGAAAAAGCAATAATTACTTATAACCAAGCAGTAATGATAGCTGATTTTGTTAGTCTTCGTTTGAATGGAAAACCACTACCTTCTTATTCTGAACTGTTCCCAGACGCTAAGGCGCCAGTAGACGAGAAAGCGCAAAAAGAACAGGATTATAAACGAATGATGTTATTAAAGGAGCAGATGATGTTCTTTGCGAAAACACATAATGCAAACAGAAAGAGAAAATTAGGAGGTGATGGCTTATAACTATTGAAGAATTAGTAGTCATTATCAAAGCTGAGACCGCGCAGCTGGAAAAAGGTATTGACAAGATTAAAAGCCAATTAACTTCTTTAGATACAGTAGCAGATAAAGTTTCTGGCAGACTTACTAAAGCCTTTACTAAATCCTCTACTGGACTTGGAAAGGCTTTTAAAGCTTTATCTCTTGGCGCTATTACTGCGGGATTAGTTTCCTTTGGTAAGAACGCTATTAACGCGGCTTCTGACCTCCAAGAGTGGAGGAATGTAGTAGATGTGGCATTTGGAAAAGCTTCTGGCGCTGTAGATGCGTTTGCGGACCAAGCGGTAAATCAGTTTGGTTTATCTAAGGTGGCAACGCTGCAATTAGCTGGAACATTTAAAGCTATGGCAGATGGCCTTGATATGGGCCAAAAGGCTGGAGCTAAGATGGCTATCCAATTATCCGGTTTATCTGCGGATATGGCCTCATTCTTTAACTCAGATATAATTACTACTTCTAACGCGCTTCAAGGTATCTTTACTAACCAGACAAGGGCTTTAAAGCAGTTTGGTATAGTTCTTAGTGATGCCAACTTAGAAGCATTCAGATTAGAGAGAGGTATTACTACTGCCTATTCTAAAATGAATGAAGCGCAGAGAGTAGCATTGCGCTATAACTATGTCTTGGCGCAAACAGCTAACTCTCAAAATGACTTTGCAAGAACTTCTATGAGTTGGGCTAACCAAATGCGCCAACTCTCTATGAACTGGAACTCTCTTATTACTACTATTGGTAATGGACTTATAAAGCTTTTAACTCCAGTAGTAGCAATTCTAAACAAGATACTTTCAGCTGCGATAGCGGTAGTTAATGCTATTGCTAAGATATTTGGCGGCCAAGGTATCTCTTCTATGGGAACCAGCTTAAAAGAAGCGGGAACTGGTATTGATGGCCTCAATGACGGTATCGGCAATGTTGGAGATGGCTTAGGTAATGCGAAAAAAGCCGCTGAGAAGTTTAAAGCAACTATCGCTGGATTTGATGAACTTGAAGTCCTTAACTCTCAACCTTCTGGAGGCTCTGGTGGAGGTTCTGGTTCTGGCGGTGGAGGAGGTGGCGGAGGTGTCAGCGCAGATGACATTGATAGCTACTTTGATTTGTATGATGAAGAAGGTATTCTAA